TGTAAGTGTGCCATCAGAACTTGCATTGCGCTCTGATCGACCTGCTGTTGCCGCTGTTGAGCCGCTTGGTTAAACGCGAAGAGAACGGATATATGCGCTTTGTGATCATCGCTAGGCTTGATGGCGACTGGGAATCCAGTTGCAAGCATAGTCGCGATTTCAGTCGCTTGATCTTCAGCTTGATCGCCAGAGGCAGCGTTTGGATCTTGGAAGAGTCTGCGGACCAGCGAGGGATCATCTTGTTCAAGCACAGACTTTACCAGTTCGCCCTGGTTGATGAAAGGATTATTTTGGAACATGGCCATACGGCTGACTGCCTTCTGCAACGCAAACTGGCGGTTGATAAAGTCCAACCCACCCTTCGGTTCGATTGCATACTGGTCGTGGATTCCTTCTGGAACCATCTGGCCAGTTTCTTCCGCATACCGATACATCAAATCTTCCTTCGCGTACTGGACGTACAACGACCAGCACTGACGGAACAAGTGAGCTAGGCTCATTCTGAAGATACGATTGCGCAAGTCACCGGAAGCTGCCGCTTGTGCCTGTACCGCTGCAATCTCAGTGGCAGTCTTGCGATCCGAGACTTGGAACTGCGAGCCAGCACCAAAGTCAGGACTGCCCATCCGCTGTTCAGCAAGCATACGCTCTTCGAGCATTAGCTTCTGGAAATCAAACGGAGGTTGGCTGAACTGAACTGGCTTTAACCCTTGTGGAAGGATCTGACCAGGTTGCATCTTCAGATTCGCTGTGTTTAGCGAGATCGGATTCTGCGCTTCAAAGACGGGTCGGTTGGCCAGCTCTACATAGTCGCTGAGGGAGTTTTTGAGCTTGTTTAATAGGTTCTCGCCAGGGAGGAGGATTTCTGCAACTCCGCGAGGACTATACCAACCGCCCCCTGTTAACTCATAGGGGAAATCTACGAAGGGAGGTTCGCCGTGTTCATACGGCAAGTAGAAGGGTTTGCGAACATCAGTCTCGACTTCTAGTGGGCTGTAGGTCTGAACCTTCCAGCCTTTGTCGGATGGAGTGTAAAGTTCCCACAAGATGATCGTGTCGTTGCCGGATTCCTGCGTAATGCCTTCACGACGATAAATCTCGTCTTGAATCTCGCTACGCAGACCAACGGACTGATTAACCTTACCGCTGATCTTGGAAACAAAATCTTTATCTTGCTTGTACATCGGATTGGATTTGTAGGAATCAACCGAAACAAGAATGATGTGAACGATGAAGTCAGCCTCTGCCATGCTCTTGCTGTACGCTGGCACGACTAGGTGGAAAGGATCAATGGCCTCAAAGCTGATCTGCTTCTTGTCCTCGTTCCAAAGAACCTTGGATACGCCACGGCCATACAACAATAAGTTGTCGATAACCGAGACAATCTCTTTCTGGAAGTTGGACTGCTCGCGCATCTTGTAATCAAACCAACGCTCGGCAGATACGGTCAGCGGGGTCAACTGCTGGCGCATAGGTACGAAGCTAGAAAGAATGTCGTTGCCGATTGCGCTGTTGACGAAAGAAGGTTTTAGCTTCTCAATCGCTCCGTCAATCAATTGGACGTGAAGGTCAGCAGCAGAAGGCCAAGGCTTCATCTTGCGACGCACACCGAAGTAGCGAGCTTGATAGAACAGCCGTTGACGATTTTCCCAAGTCTCACGCTGGTTCAAACAGTCGATGATCCGCATGTGGTAACCTTCGCGTGCTTCGAGATTCTTCATTTGTTACGCTCCACTTTTAATTCGTATGAAAGATCGTTGACGGCATTCAATGCCTTCCTTGCCCACTCGCGAGTACCAGGAGTACCACGGCGGATTTCGGTATAGGTAGGATCTTTCATCAGCTCTTCAACTATCCCTGTCGTGTGGGTTACTGGTGTCGTTGTTGCGCACCCACCAAGACTCGCAACGCAAATCACGCTCAATAGCATTGCGGTTATCCCGCCACTCGCCTTCAATGTTTTGTGTTCGCTTCTGCTTCCAACCTGGAATGATGCGGAAGACGGCTGCGATGATCTCAAGGATTGCACGCAGCACAAATAGACTTATTTAATATTCAACCCAACCGTCTTCAGAAAATTTACGATCTTTTCTAGGAAGCTGTCATCGGCGGGGGTAGGGGTCAATTTTACAATAATACGCGCGGCAAGAACGATGCCACCAACGGCGGCTACGATCTCTTGCCAGTTTGAAGTAATCCAATTCCAGATGTTCATAGTGTTTATCCTCCTGCGTCAAACCCAGCCATGACCGGATCGTTTTGTTCCATCATCTGGCTGAGAAGTCTCCAGCTTGGACGTTCCACAGGGAAAGTCAAGTCCAAGCCTACATTACCACCACTTAGGCATAATGCCAACGCATCGGCTCTGTCTGGCGATGCCAAGCCCCTGGCACGCATTGAGTCCTTCGATTCCACGCCCAGCTTACCCTTGCTGTTGGTAATGGTACGCCTGCAAGTCAATTGCGCTGTCAAGTCCTCGTCCTCTGGCAGTATGATGTCAGCACTCTCAATCTTCTTGGCCATCGTGTACCACATCTCGGCTGCTCTGTTGGTATAGGCATCGGTGTCGAATGCTGCTGACCCGAAGTTGACCCTATTGACTTCCCAGCCAGCTTCAGCCAAAGCATCGCACATAGGCATCCCAAGACCGCTTGCGTCAGCGTAGATGTTCTCTGGCTTTAGCCCAGCCTTCTTGAACTCCACAATGAATCTGCCAACCGCTGCCATCGTATCCCTTTCGCGCCATGCAATCATCGGAAGGATCTTGTTGCCGTCGCTTACGCAAAGTACGTTCTGATCCCCGCCAGCAGCAAAGTCAACGCCTGCCTTGCGATCTCCTGGCTTAAAGTCTGGTGGGCTGTTGTGGCAGTTCTGGAGCTGGGTCAAGCTGACAACCAAGCTTTCCGCACCTATGTCCACAAACTCGCCGTAGATCATAGATCGGGTTAGCGGGTGTTTCTCGCCGTAACGCTGGATTACCTCATCAATCTGGTTCTGCGTTATGTGTGGGCAGTCAAACGCTGTGACTGCGTGCTTCGACCACATATTGGCTTCCTTGGTGAATGCTCGATAGAACGCACCGCTAGTACCGCCTGGGCTGGATGCGATTAGCAAGCGGGTTGGTTGACATCGGCTGATGGCCTCGAATAGCGGGTCGGCAACTGTCTTGGCTTCGTCCACCACCATCAGCAACGGATGGTATTCGTGATCTTCGGCGTGCCAACCTTCAGCCCTGCCAGGGTCGGTGGCTGAGTAGCCTATGATGCGGCTAGTATTGCCGTTTGCGTGTAGGTAGCGGATCTCGCCGGATGTGACCTCCCAAGCCCCACCTAACTTGGCAATGTGATTGCGCAGGCTAGGCCAGAGTTGGCTTTCGACTTGGCGGAAAACTCCGGCGGTGGTTACGGCAATTGAGCGCGGGTAAACGAGCGCGTGCCATATCAGAATCGCTGAAATGACGGTGCTTGTCTTGCCAGATCCGTTGGCTGCACGCAGGGCTACGCGACAGTCCTTTGCCTCCAAATCACGCAATACCTTCCTTTGCCAATCATACAGATTGATTCCCAACACGTTAGCTGCGAATGCGGCTGGTTTAGAAAGGTCTTCAAGGATCTCGTCCTGGCTACGTTTGGGAGGCTTTGGCATTAGTGTGAATTAAGACCTCTTTTTGTTTTGAGCCACAATAATTTGGGGGGGGTTATGCGAATTAAATGGGGGCTGGGGGCGTGGCGGGGGGCGTGGTGGTGTACTTGGCTAGGCTTTCCGCCCTTGGCTTGCGTCGTCTCATGCTCAATTTCCTAGGCCTAGAAATTTTCCCAGGCGTTGGAGTGACAATAGTTTGCGTGCCATCTGTCGCACAATAGCTATTGTCTCGAATTGGTAGGGTTGGTTTGACCTCAACTGCTTTAGCGTCAATGACTTGCGTCTTCTTTCTCCCCGCGATGCCCGCAAGAAGCTGCGCGAGATTCCCCGATATTCCATGCGTAACGTCTTGCGTAACATTCAGCCGCGCACTGGGTTGCGCATATCCATGAGTTCTCTCAAGTATCCATGCACGCGCCTGCCATGACTTTTCTCCCGCAAGTTCAACGCTGCGAAGTAGTCCCATCTCATGTTCACGTCTTGCCTTTTTTATAAGTCTGCCAAAGTCTTGACGCTTAGTCACCCATCCTTGCGCCGTCCCTGGATTTATTCCGACATATTCCGCTGCGCGTTCTAAAGTAAATCCCGCGCGAACCGCATCTATTATCTTCGCGCCTAGTTTTTCATCGTACTGAGTCGGCCTGCCGTTCTTCGCCTTATCGGTTGGCAGTTCTATCGCGCCTGGAGATGCGCCTAGTTCATCCATATAAGTTTCACTTATACCTTATCTGAAGCGAAAAGAAAGTATTGCTTATTCAGTCCGATGGTATTACTTTGCTTTTATGAATAGCACACAAACCAACACCGAAGCGAGCGCGGTCAAAGTCACTCGCAAAACATACTCAAAGCAACTCCATACTTTTATTGAGGATGGCAAGCCTATGAAAACTATCGTTTATGGTGGGCTTGTTCATCTTAACGATGCTTATGGCAATATCATAATTGAAGACTTGGGAGAGGATAATAAGCATGGAAGATATATGCTTATGATTGCCAATGATGGATGGCAATCTGACAAGCTGGAAGAATTGGAAGCAATCCTTTTCCCTTGGATGGAATCTGAGGGATATGAATATGATGAAGAGGTTAAGTAATATGATTGATCTATCAATTGCAATCCTATTCCTCTCGCCGTGCGTTCTGTTTATGGCGATGGGGTACTTTGGCAAAAACTAATAAAGAAAGGAAACGACACACTATGAAACGAACCATTGAAATAGAAGATACGCTCGACAATCGTGTCGAGTGTGCGATTGACGAAGTAAAATCAGAGTTAGAAAACTACTTGAAAGAGAATCCAGACACGGATTCTTTGCCTTGTCTCAATAACGACTTGGATTATAGCGGAGCGATTCACTCCATAGTTGATTCATCCGTTCCGATCTACACGCACGAAATCAAATCTACTTGGTATCTGCACAGCTCGGAACTTGAGGAGGCTTACGAGAACGCTGGAGTCGGTGACAACCCGATGGAGAACGATGGGATGTCGGCGATCTACTTCTATATTATGGAAAAGGTGCAAGAGTGGTACAGCAACGAGGCGGAGGAAGTGTTCGAGAAGTGGATGGAGTCGAAAAAATGAGCTGGGGAGTTTACAACACCAACGGAAAACTACTAAAGAAGTTCTCCTCTTGTGCGTCTGCTCATCGCTGGCTACTCCGAAACGATTTAGAGTGGAGTGGATGCGAGATTAGGACGCTGAGAGGTGAATGGACAATGAACCCGATGAGAAAGGAGGAGAATCAAAAATGAACTCGACACCGCAAATCTATGCCTTGGGACTGCTCCACGGCGGACTCCTATTGGGATTCGTCTGGCTAGTCTGGCCGAAAAGGAAATAGTTTCCCCTCGTCCATCCTCTTGACCGAGGGTGGGAGAGGTCAAACTCGGTAGAGATGGCCTAAAGAAAAGTAAAAGAAAGGACACAGAATATGAACGCTAAAGAACGAGCAATTGAAACATTCAGAAGACTTGGCTTAATGCCATATCACTTGGTAAATGGAAACTTGGCTGGAGATGGTAGAAAAGAATTAAGGCGGGCGATAGTTTGGGGAATTACTGGAAGCAAGCCAACACTTGCTCAGTCTCGCCTTGGTATTGTGGAGGAACTTCTTATTAAAACATTTGAAGTACCAAGCGGCACTCATCACGACAGGGAGGAAAGGTTGCTAGAAGTAGTTAGGGAGTGCGGATTGTCGCAATAAAAGTCTCTCCTCGTTTCCCCTCGTAACGGAGGGGAACGGAGGATGGATTCCGGCTCTCGCCAGGGCATCCTATAAACGGCAGCCCAAGCATTCCGTATTTACAAACGGAAGCACAGCCTATAAGGAGCATATAGAAATATGACAGAAGAAGAAATTATTAAAGCCTACCTTTCGCGACTAGGTAAGAAAGGCGGGAGCGTCAAAGGATCTTGCAAGGCTCGCAAGTTATCGCGGGAGCATTATGCCAAGGTGGGCAAGTCTCAGCGGGAGCGTTGGGATAAGTTTCGGCGGGAGCGTCAAACGGAAGCGCAGGCATCCAGGCGGTAGCTTAGTCTTTCGCGGGAGCGTTAAACGGCAGTCTAGCGTCCGATACGGCAACAGCAGGCTCGGTTTCCCAGCTCCTCAACCTTAAATTTGACCACTGGAAGGTCTGAAGCATCAGCCTTGCTGCAAAGACGCTTAGAAACGGCATTTCTGCTCGATTGTGAACGTTTTAGAGCCTTATTTTTGGCTACCTTTGGCATATTACCAGTTTTTGCATGACCAATACCGCGCTGTCAGCTTGCTGGGAGGGTTGCTGTCACACCCGTGCCTAGCCCTAAAGCTACGCCTACGCTCTGGATTGCTCTTCTTGATTGTCATCTTGGGATCGCCATAGCGGATGGTCTTGCTTTTACCGTCTTGGCAAGCCCTAACAACAAACTTTTTAGGTCCACCCGGAGTCCGGCGGGGCGAGTTACAGGGTAAGTCTCTAGGATTCACGACTCATCTACCTCATCGGTATCAAAAGTCTCAGGGCAAGCATCGTGGAGCGACTGTAGTGCCTTCTGGTGCGTTTCAAAGAAGCCTGACAGCCTCTTAACTTCATCTGTAAGACCCTTCCATTGGTGTTCAAACACCTCATAGGAGCAATTTGCGTTCATATCGTCAACCAATTGCCCTAG